TATACCTACGTCAGCGACTTATCGAAGAACTACTACAGTATATGCACCGGCGACAGGTACAAATACCTCAACTAATGCTGATACCCTATTAGCTAAAGTGATATTTCTAAGGTTTACAGAGCTGGAGCTATCTAACAATGTCGGACTACAAATTTCAGATGTTAAAATGATCGTTCAGCAATCATCGCTAAACGTATCACCTAACATAGCCCTAGATACTGTAGTTACCACAGCCAAAACATACAACATTGTCAACTTTAACCCAGACCCTTCAGGGGCTATCTGGACATTTCAGTTACGTTCTCCGTGATGTATGATATCCTTCAAAATAAATCCCGAATCACTTAAGAACCTTGAGGTTGCAATAGGTCGCAAGGTTGCCGAGGCTACTGCCATTACCGCATCAGTGGCATATAATGCTGCGATACACCAAGACGAGCCGCGCTGGTCAGGGTTATATAATGCCTCTTGGGATATAGCTATAGGTAAACCTAGTGATCGCGTGTTAGCCGCCCCATCAGTTAAGTTTGGAAAGCCTGATATTACCTACCAACCACCCTATAACAAATTTCAGGAGCCTTATTACCAAGCTCCATTTACACCTATATATGTAAGCAATACCGCCAAACATGCCTATAAGGTTGAGTATGAAGGTACAAGAACCCACCCGCAAGGTGGTTGGATGATTGCAGCTTACGCAAAGAATCAAGCACTACAAAAGTTTAAACTATTCTAGCTGTACCTCTTGACATGTAAGCTATTGTGTGGTACACACTACACATGGCTACTTCCGCGATAAACATTGCTATTGAAAACTTGTTCGCAACTGGCTGGGCAGCCACTACCGATATAAAGTATGACAACGCCCCTTTTACAGTCCCAGCGGTGTCTTGGGTAAGTATAGAGTGCTGGGATGGCGTGTCAAGCAAAGCGTCAATAGGTTCAGGTGCGCAGTTACGCAGATCCACAGGCACGGTGTTTGTAAATATTTATACACCGATAAATAAAGGTTCTAGGGCAGCTCGTGACTTGGCAGATTCAGTGCAGGATATCTTTAGGGACAAACAAGTATCTGGGATAACGTTTGAAGAGCCTGATGTTCGCAGGATTGGTGAGCAGTATTTTAGTATTAACGGTGTTCAGAGCACTACCCAATGGTACCAGATGATTGTGGCGATACCATATTTTCATGATATTGTAGTTTAAATTAAAGGAGTTTTAACATGGCAAATGCACAAGGTAATCTTACAAATCTATCATACTTACGCGAAGTTACTGAAGGTGTTACGCCTACTAGCAAGAAAATCGCCTTGCGGAAGACTTCAGTAAATATTAACCCTGCTATTACTACTGTATCCTCTACAGAGGTTCGTAGTGACCGTGGAGTATCCGATCTTGTACCGACTGGAGCATCTACATCAGGCGATGTAGCATTCGAGTATAGCCATGCCGAGTATGACCCATTGATTGAGTCAGCGCTTGGCTGCGCCCCTGTAACGCTGTATACATTGACTGCCGCAGATATTAGTTTTGCTTCAGCCGACAACTCTATCAACAGTGCAGCTTCTGGTTTTACTATAAACAGCTTACCTCTAGGTGGGTGGGTTAAGATCGTAGGCGCAACTAACAACGCAAATAACGGGGTTGCTAAGATTGTTTCAGCAACAACCGGTAAAATTGTAGTTAGCCGAAAAACATTAGTTACCGACACGGCAAGTGCGTCAACAACAATAAGTAGCAAAAATTATCGTAATGGTGTCTTACAGCCATCGTTCTCTATGCAGGTAGAATACACCGACCTCCCTAATATTTCGTATGTTAGTAAAGGTCTTTCCGTTAATACTTTAGCGCTTAACGTTGCTTCCGGTGCGCTAGTTACAGCTACCGCCGCCATGATCGGCAGAGACACTAGAGGCTCTATAATCTGCACGGGTTCTATCGCAACTACCGTGCTTACGGTGACTGTGGCCGCTGTAGCAAGTTTGAGTGTTGGTGACGTTATTTCTGGAACTGGTGTAACCGCAGGCACTACAATTACGGCATTCTTGACTGGTACGGGAGGCACTGGTACCTACACGGTGAGCGCGTCACAGACTGTGACATCTACAACGATAACAGCAGCTCCTGGGTTCGGCGATAACACAGCCGCCACTGCGTCTACCAACAACCCCATCTTGTCTGCGCAAGCTAACGTCGCATCATCTGGTATCTTTGAGGGTGGTTCGGCATCAACTACTACATTGTTTAAAACACTAAATCTATCAACTACAAATAACCTTCGCTCGCTGGACGCTATAGGTAGTTTGTATAGTGTAGATACCCAAAACGGAACATTTGGAGCAACTTTAACTATATCCGCATACTTTAATGAGCCTATGCTACTGGCAAAATTTTTGAATAATACCGCAACTAGCGTAGAATATGTATTGCAAGACAGTAGCGGAAATTACCTCATCGTAGATATGCCAAAAGTTAAATTTTCTGCTGGTACACGTTCCGCAGCTAGTCTGAACACCGACACTCTCGTGGATATGACTGCTACAGCGTTGATTAGCACAACATACTCACCTAACTATATGCTGCAACTATCTGTTATGTAAACTTGATATGTCTAAGATTAGACCCTCCGAGGAGGGTCTTTTATTTTGTGTAAATAGTTCTTGACAGCGTATAATTATATGATGTATAAACATGGCTGTTTCACCATACCCATAATTTAAGGAGCTTCACAAATGAATTTGAACAAGTTTAAAACAGACGGTAAGATGAGCCAAGAAGGAACTACAGTAGATATTGGTGATGGCGCATCTGTAACTGTGGCGCGTGCTGGCAACGAAAAATTTAATAAATCTCTTCGCATTGTTGCCAAAAAATTTGGCACCTCTTTCAAAAGTTTGGACAACGATAAGCTAGAGCGCGTAGTTATGGAGTGTTACTGTGGTACAGTTTTGCTGGGCTGGGCTGGGTTCACTAAGGATGGTGCGGATCTACCATTCACCAAAGAAACCGCCGTAGAACTCATGCTAGATAAAGAATATGTTGATCTACGTAAACTTATTGAGAACTTGGCAGAAGAGCCTGAAACATTCCGCAAGGAAACGATTGAGGAAGTTGTAAAAAACTGAGTGCGCATCTGGAATGGTCTATAAAGTATGGGCCATCTTATAAACTGGCTCAGGAAGCGTATGAGTTATTTAAAGATGAACCTACCTATAGGCGACCAGATGTGCTAAACACAAAGCCTGAGATTGGATTGCTAGATGCCTACTACTTAAGTGAGTTTTATACATTAGGTACAGAACGTGTCAACGCAATGTCAGAAGGTGCGATACCTGTTACACGGATAACGCAACGTGCCAAACATGTAGGTGATGATGACCCAGAGATGTATGAACAAATACTCTTGGCGGTTGATAGAGACTATTTGAATATGCGTTACGAAGAATCAGAAAGGAAGTCAAATGCAGCGAAATAAATACGATTGGGGAAGCCTCGTCAATGTTGGGGATAGTTTTACACTTACTGAGGCCGAGCATGGCGCAGGGTACAAGTTTGCTAGGCAGCTTGTATTTGCGCGGAACCAAACATGTAAGCGCCAAGGTTTAGAGACCCGTTATAAGTGCGCAAAAGTTGTTGAGGGTATGAAGATTTATAAGTCGGCTTAACCTTGAACACTCCTGCCAACCACCCTAAACTTATAGGGTGGTTTTTCACGTTTTAAAATGTTTGTCAAATCAATAAATATGTGATATAAGCGTGGTAATTTATCAGAGGCTAATTTTATGGCTGGCACAAATAACGAATTAGAGATTTCGATAGTAATTGACCCATCTAAGGCTCAAGCGCAGATGGTTGCGGCTATCGGCACGATTACTCGCACAGCGGATGATATATTTGAGAAGTCCCAAGCACGCAAAGCCACCATGTCGTCCGCCGCTAACAAGGCTATAGCACAGTCTGACATATTAGCACAAAAAGAAAAGTTGTTGCAGATGGTTACTAATTCTGACAACTATAGTAAACAAGAGATATCAAATCAAAAAGCAAAAATATCTGCGATGATGTCGCTGGATAGAGAGTACACACGCGCGTATAAATCGGAACTAGCTATCAGAACTCAAGATGCTAAAACCGCAGCAGCACAACTGCAAGCAGCTAACGCATCTTCCCCGCAAGCCCGTGTAGCTGGGTTACTAGAAAGCCACAATGCCGGCTTACGCATCGCCAAAGACAATTTAGCACAGCTTGAAGCCCAAGGAATCCGTTCTGGAGTCGTATTTGATAAGGCTGCTACAGCTGTTAAATTGTTTGAGACCGGTAATGCTAGAGGCCGTGGTGAAGTACAAAAACTTGCGGCATCCCTTGCGTCTCTGACATTTGAGGTTACTGGTGCAATATATGGATTTACTGCTCTCGTCGCACTTATAGGCGGCCCAGCTTTATTTGGTATAGCATCGTTGAAGCGTATAGAGGATGCGCAGACTGGTATAGCTGGGATATTACTTTCAATGGCAACACTAAATGGAGAAGCACTTACATTCGGTCAAGCATGGCAGGTATCTGGGCAGTATGTTAAGGAGATCCAAAAAGACTCTTTAAAGTACGGTATTGAGCTTGGAAGACTTACTGAGGTGAACCAAGCCGCAATTTCTGGCGGTCTTACAGCACACCTGAACCTTACGCAAATACGTCAAGTTGCTACTGCTGGTGCTATCGCGGTCTCCTCACTTGGACTTAGCTCGCAGCAGTATGTACAAGAGGTAAGGGATCTTATTTCTGGCGGAATTCAACCTGCCTCAAGTACCTTGGCTAGATCTATAGGTGTTACTGATGCGATACTTAAACAGTGGACAAATGAAGGCCCCGACGTTCTTGTTAAGATGCTAACTGAAAGACTACAGGGTTTCATAGTAGTTGCGGAAGAAGTTAGAACTAAGACGCTAACAGGAGCGTGGGATGTCCTTCAATCAAGGCTGGGGTTACTGTTATCAGACAAGGAGGGGTTCGGGGCGATAAAATCAGCAGTTATAGATCTTGCCAACTATTTAGGTACAGTAGATGTAGACGGTACACTAAAGTTAAACCCAGAAGTGTCAAAAGCTGTGGAAGCATATTGGTCAGTAATAAAAGCTATTGGCAGTGCGTTCCAAGTTGTGTTTACTATCGTAGGGGCGTTAGCTCCAATATTTGTAGCACTAGACAGGCTAATCTCTAAACTAATAACCCCGATAACTATAATCGCTGGATTGTGGGTCGGGCTATTTTTAGCCGATGCAGCAATATCTCAAGTAACTAAACTAGGTGAGGCATTGCTATCTCTGCGGGGTATAATAGTAGGTAATACAGTAGTTAAGGTTGCTGACACCGCAGCTACACTAGCACAAGCCGATGCTCACGTAGTCGCATATACAGCGCAACTAACGGGCATAGAAAATGTAGGTCGCGCAGCAAAGGGGGC